TCTAAATCAGCAGGATCTTGTCCTTCTTCTCCTTGTTGTGGTTGACCTTCTTCAGCTTCAGAATCAGTCTCTGTTTGATCATCCTCATTAGGAGTAGTACCACCATCAGTACCAGTCTTAATGGATATATCTTCTAATTCTTCTTGCTCTTTCTGTTGGATCTTACTGTACTCATATATCTCCTCTGCTATTCTACAAACCTCATCAAATGTTTCTGCTTTCTCAACACGTTCTACAAAGTCCTTCTCATTATCCTCAAAAGGAATCATGGCAGAAGCACCAACCTTATAATGTAGATTGATACGATCAATTAAATTAAACTGTTCTACATCCTGACCATTAATCTCAAAGAAGTCAATAGCATTGAGTTCATTGTATCCACCATTAAAACTCTTACGAAGTCCTGGATACTTACGCTTCATAAATTTCTCAATACGTACATCTTCAACAACATTGATATAATCTTTAGGGCAATCTGCTACTGGATCTATATTAGGTGTGAACAATGCATGTCCAACCTCATGTCCAACTAGCATATCATATACAATGCTGCTTGCTCTGTCCCAGTTGGGAAGGGTCAATACTCTACGATCTACATCAAAAGATGCAGTGTCAACATTACGGTGCTCAACTACTAAATTTTCAGTTGCAAGTAGTCTGGCAAGATTTCCTTTAATTTCCTGTCTTGACATGCTTGTTTTTTATTGATGTACACATCATAGCAGAGATATGGGTCAACCGATCAACCCATGTGTCACTTCATTAACTGTCTCACTGATGGTCGAAAAGTTCTTGACCTTCTCAGCAGTAATGGTTCTGTCAAATTTATCGCTCATCTGTTCCTTATGACTGATTACAAATACATTTGTACTATCATCGAAATTACGTAGGATCCAACCAAGATCAGAAGAACCAGATTGGTCAAGCGAGCCGTCAAATATTTCATCTAATATCAAGAGGTTAGTGTCAACGCTATTTTTAAGTTTAGCAACAGAACGCCAAGTAAGCAACAAAGCAATATCAATTCGAGCCTTTTCGCCCTCCGAGAAACTGTCATATGTAAATACATCTCTATACCTACTCTTAATTATTTCTTCAAAGTTCTCATCAAGAGTAAAATTGACATAAAAGTCCATACTCTGAAGATACTTATTGATCAATTGATTCATTGCTGGAAGATATGTTTTGATAATCCTAGTCTTAATACCATTGTCCTTCAGCAGTTGTGAAGCAACATACAACGTATCCTTCTCCTTCTTACCAGCAGATACCTGACTCTTCAAATCTTTCTTCTCTGACACAAGACCTTCTAGTTTAACAAACTCAGCTTTCTTATCTGGATTAGATCCTTCCAGTTCTTTTATCTCTTTATCCAATTCACCAATGCTTTTTCTTATAGTAGTGATCTTATAATTTGCCTGAGTAATGGAAGCGTTACGTCCTATTACATCCTGAGATAGTTTAGTGAACTCATCTTCCCTTTCTTCTTCCTTTTTGATTGCAGTAGCAAGATCATCTAACCCCACATGCAAATTAGATAATGCCTTTTCACCTTCTTGTATCTTACCATCTCTAAATTCATCACTTAAATCTTGTGTACAGGTAGGACATATATGATTATCTACAAAGAATCCATGCTCCTTCTCACATGTAGATAACTTAGTCTGGATTTTTGTAAGGAATTTATTTAACTTCTTAAGTTTAGTCTTGGAGTTTGACAACTCTTCCATCCTCACAGAAAGCTCTTCCACTTCCTTTGTAAGATTTTCAATCTCTCCATTGTTAACTGTCTCATCTTCCATTAGAGATGCTATCTTCTCATTCTTCTTATCCACTTCCTCTTGATTCCTTTTCTCCATATCAAACATATACTTCTTCTGAAGTCCTATCTTCTCTTCTAGAAGATGTACCTGATAATCTAAATCTTTAATCTCTTCATTATTTTCTCTGACTTTATCCTTAAGTCTTTGATTCATTATAGAGAATACTTGAATGTCTAATATATCCTCAATGATTTCTCTACGTTGTGGTATAGACAGTTTCATAAAAGGAACAAATGTACTAGAACCCAACACTACAATCTGAGTGAAGGATTTAAAATTCATCTTCAATACATTCTGTTCTAGATTCTTCTGTTGATCTACTGCCTTAGCATCCTCATCCCACATCTCACCATTACAATAGATCTCAAACCTATTGGGTTTGATACCACGTATAATTTTATATTCATTCTTACCAATACTAAACTCTATCTCTACCATAGTGTCTTTCTCATTGACACTATTGACCAACATACCCTTACTAATTTTTCTAAAGGACTTCCCAAACAGCGAAAAGGTCAACGCATCTAAGATGGTTGACTTACCAGCACCGTTAGTACCGACTATTAAATTTGTCCTAGAACGCACCAAATCAATCTCCGAAAAAGTATTTCCTGTTGAGAGAAAATTCTTCCAGCGAACTTTTTTAAATAATATCATTCTTTCTTATAGTCTTCAGGTGGGATCAGAAGATCATCAGGAGATACAATGGTGAATAGTTGACCACGATCCTGACATGCTCCTATTATAACATGGTCGTCAATCTCTACTAACTGCATAGGTGGGTATGCTGGATCTGTTTCTATATGATAGAGATACCTTTCAGCATCATCTTCTACCTGAAACAAAGGAACCACCCTCTTCTTATCATCAGACCACACAGAGAATACCCCTTCTGGTTGATCCTCTAGGGTGACGATAAACATTACACTACCTCACAGCTTTCAATATATAGTGACCTCATTACATTCTTGAGGTGTGACTTGTCTACGGCGATCTCTACTTCATCAATGTATTCATTGAGTAAGGTAAGAGTATCCTTAGTGGATACCTCAAGATCCTTCTTATCATCTTCTGTTACTAGTGTCTCTACGATTTTTATATCATAGACACCATGATTATAAAGACGATCAACCAGAGTTTCAAACATCTGATAATTCTGTTTCTCTTCTACTATGATCTTGATAAACTTATCAGCATAGTGAGAAACATCTAACTTATTATAATCATGCTCTGTATCATTATAGAAGATCTTATCAAAAATTTCAAATGGATTCTTAATCCACTTTAGCTTATCAGTTTCTGTATCATAGATATGGAATCCTCGTTGATCCTTATAATCATTCCAAAACATCTGATAGGGATTGCCCAAGTACTGTACATTCCCTCTCTTAGAACGATGATGGAAGTGACCAGACCAGACACGATCATACTTCTTGAATATAGAAGTTTCCATTCCTCCATGATCGAATTTCATTCCGGGTGTCACTTCAAACCCATTCAATTCTAAATGACCGCACACTATACTTGCGTTCGACTTATCTATAATCTTCATTGCCTGATCATTATTACCAGAATTAATCCATGGAAGCATCAGGAACTTCTTACCACCTTGAGTTATCTCTTTAGGTTCTGTGTAGATGGTTATATTATTGTACTGTTCTAATAACAGTTCAGGAGAATTAATTTTATTTGTGTTCTTATAGTATGTTGTATGATTCCCAAGAATCATGTGTACATCATACTTTTCAAGTCTGTCAAAATAAGATGCCTTAATGCGAGCAAGAGTATTATAGTCCACAGACTTTCTATTATCAAATGTGTCGCCCAAATCAAAGACAGTGGTGATACCTTCTCTCTCAAGAGTAGGGAAAAATATTTCATCGTAAAATCTTTGGAAGAACTTCCAGAATGCTAGTGAACCTTTGCGACCATCTAAATGTTGGTCTGTGATGATTGCTATCTTCATAGCATTCGTGTCTTTATATTATATACCTTTCTTGTTTGAGGATATAACTCTCTCAATCTTTTTACTATTGCTAATTGAATTTCAAGAATCATCTCTAGTTTTAATTATGATACGGTTGTTTGCATAGTCTGCTATAAACTCAAGTTCCACATCATGTGGCCACATTAGTTCTTCATACAAGGCATTAATTCTATGCATGTCCTCGTAGAGATCATTGATGTGCTGTTCTTCCATCAGCGGTTCATTTTAGTTTCTATGTTCTCTTTAATACTTCCCATGTCAGCATAAGAAGCATTCATACCTGTCATTGTACCCTCGTATGTGTCAGTATGCATGACTTCATCATACCCTGACTTCTCTAGGATCTTATTTTTAATTTCCAGTTGCTTCTTTTCCTTCTGTATTCTTCTTAAGAATGCATAGTATATAATCTGTGTAAAATAAGCAAATGGATTCTTTGATTTTTCTGGATCAAAGTTATCAATATATTGTAAGCAATTTTCTATACCATCGCATATCATATCTTCACGGAACATATAATTAACGAAGTTAGGTTTATACGATAGGTGGGTAGCGATCTTTAAAAAACAAGACCCCAAGTAATTAGTTACTCTGGGTCTGGGATCACCTGCCTCTTTCGCAGCAAAAACTTTATCTCTGTACGCACTTATCGCAGTAAGAAATTCTTTATTATTGACGTAGTATTCTGTCTTTTTTCTTGCCATTACTCTTGCTGCCATGTTTGAGTATCAAACTTGTATTAAGTATAGCACCCAGTTTGACTTTTGTAAAGGGGCTTGACACGAGACCAAAAACCCAGTAGGATAACTCTGTGCAGGGTTGAAGGGATGAAGTGCTTAGCTTTTTTTATAGATACTCTCTAAGTTCTTCTTGGTTTCCATTATAGAACCCAGATATCCAGATTCTCTAGAGAGTTTTGATCCCTTGCTTTGTGGACCTTTACCAGCATTTATTCTTTGGATGGTTACTTCATAGAAGTTTTTAATATGATCATCCAATTCTGTGCAAGTAATAATATGAGATCTATTGATGATGTACATATCTTCAAAGGATGCAGCAACCCACTCTTTAAGAGAGAACCCTGCAATTTCTAAGTTACCTTTTCTAGTACGAGCAGACTCTACCTGTAGAGGATTCTCCAGAATAACTTTATCGTCTTCAGGAAGATAGCACACTTTTGCTATGACCTCTTCACCAGAGATCAATTTTAGAGTTGCGAAGAACTCTTCTTCTGCTAGGTTTAAATCTGGTTCTGTCATCTCAGGTTAACTCTGATTACTTCGTACTTAAAATTCTCATCATTGTAAATGTTTACTCTTTCATTAAGATGTTTAAGAGTATAATTTTGTCCACCAATATCATCTGCGATATCGTATAGTGTTGCTATATCTTTTCCTTCCCCGCGGCGAAGGACTCTACCAATGCTTTGGAGGTTTCTAATTCTGGATTTACTGGGGCTTGCGAACACGATATTGTGAAGACGCTTAATATTGATACCAGTACTAAAAGTACCATAGGACGCGACGATGATTGCATTTGATTCTTGCTCTGTAATTTGACGGACCTCTTCACGATCCTCAACATCTACCCCACCATGAACGAAAAACGTTTTGCGTGATGATGTTACAGAATTATTTATTAAATCGAAAAGTGGTTCTCCGTGCTTCTCGACATAGTTAAATAGTACTAGAGTGTTACCAGTCAGATCTTTAACTAAATTTTTAATAAGGTTATTTCTGGCAGTATGTTCAACAAGATAATCTATCTCTTCATGAAAAGACTCGAAGTGTGCAGGATCATGCTTACACAACAATATCTTGATCCTAAATTCCGATAGGTATCCAGACTTGATTAAATCATCAGTCTTTGTTACTCTATCACAAGAACCAAAGAGTCCTTCCAACACCCACTTATGCGTTTTACTTCCATCCAATGTACCAGTGAAACCAAATCTATATTTCGCATTATGAAGTTTCGTCATTATTCCTGTTAATGATTTAGACTTAAAGAGGTGAGCTTCATCACCTATAACACAGTCTATATCATCAAAGTATCTCTTAGGAAATTTGTATATAGATTGCCACGTTGAAATAATAACATTTTTATTAGTATTTTTATCCTTCCCACCATATATCTTATGAACATGAGCATCCGCACTCCATCCGTAGTCACTGAAGTCATTGACCATTTGCTCCACAAGGGAAGTAGTTGGCACGATTATAAGTATCTTCTTTGCGGTGGCGCAATAGTATCTGACGAGGGCGTAGATCATAAGAGACTTCCCAGACCCCGTAGGAGAAAGAAGTAGCTTACGATTCATACGTATTGCTTCATGCACTGCACGATACTGATAGTCTCTAGGTTTGACCTTAGAGATCTTATCCATAAAAACTTTTATTGCAGGTAAAGAAGCGAATTCATTTACCTCACGTATATCACCATACCATTCATCGTTTTCTATATGGAGTTTGTAGTCTCGCTCCTGAACGAAACCTAGTAAATGATGATATAACCCACCATACAGATCACCTGTAGCAGGTGAGTATAGATGTATTGTTCCGTCCCAGTGTCTATATCTGGGATTTCTTTTTAGGAATTTTGCTTCAGGTACTTCAAACGAAAAGTAATCTGCTAGTTCCTTATGGACATGTGGTTCCTCAGCTTTGATACTGACGTAAACTTCATTCTTCTTTTTTAACGAGAGGTTTGTCATTACTGTCCATTAATAAATTTCTCCCACTCAATAGCACTCTTGACTTGGAACCCTCTGTTTGAAATCTGTTTCATTACCTGATCTAACCAGTAAAGCATCTGATCAAGGAATTTAATTTTCGCTTCTAGATTGATGACTTCATCATCAGACTCTAGATAGACTCTCATCTTTTCAGATGTTTTAATACTGTTGCCAAATGGTTTGTTGGCATATGTTTTAGCGTCAGCTTCACCTCCATAGTACTCACGCTTTTCCCTAACTAGTTTACGAATTTCAAACTCTAACGAGGTTTTGATCTGAGAGATGTCAGTGTAGTGGTGTAAGTATTTATTGTGCTGATAAGGAATGTCAAGAGCTAATTGCCCTAGATCAGTAGTATATTGTTTATTCTTAAACTGGAAGTCTACATGACTATCCTCTGCCCAGTCTGTTTTCAGTTGTTCAAATTTATTACGAAGAGATTCAAAGTTCATAAAGTAATTGGGTGCATATTCTTATTGAGTATTTTATGCTTCTGATGCTTGAATGTAACCTGAGCAGTAATGTACTCTACATCACTCATTGTAGCATCAAATTGCATAGAAGTTAAGCTGACAGGGAATAGTCCTTCATACTCCACTACGAATGCTGGATTGTATTGTGAGGTAACTATGTGTAGTTGACCAAGACTATACTCTTCTTTTGCTGGAGTATTCTGATCATCATCTGCCCTACCATTATCCCGAATCCATTTGTGTATGGAATAATAATTTTTCAGATCTTCATCTACGATGAACTCTATATTAAGATCACCAAACTCTACTCCACCACCAGGAATGATAGGTAGACTTCTGAACCGAGTTGGAACCTCAGTTACAGGCATACTAATATCAGGTACGTTTGCTCTTTGACAAAAGAAATCTGTACCTTGAAATTTTTCTAGTTTTAAAAGAAACCCTACTGGGTTTAGGAAGTTCCTATTAGTAGGTTGCTCTTTATACCATTTAGCTGTCATTAGCAGATGAAGGCTACTTACTATTTATCATCGGTTGCAGGATGGCATAGAATATAAAACCACACCATACCCAACACCAATATAGCCATTAGTCTCAATGAACTTGGTGAAGTGTCAATCATCTGCCTGGTATATACCGTTGATACTTCTGTGCTTTATTTAAAACTTCTGGTAATACATCCTCTTTAACCCTTTCTACAATCTCATCAACAACACTAACATCAATATCCATAAAGGGTGGAATGATACCAAGTATCCTTAACAGTCCATCAACAAACAACGCAAGACAAATGAACCCTAGTATCATACTGATAATGGTTGCTTTAAAATTATGATCTCGCATTGAGGCTTCGTCTATTGCCCGTGCTTCATCTACAGCTGCGGCAATCATTAGATCTACTTCTTCCTTTGTATAACAAAGACTCTTGATTTTTTCATCAGTCATATTCCTCTTCATCCCAAACAAATTTACCCATCCTTCTCATACGTTCTAACCTTTTAATGATTCGACGTTCCTTAAGGAAGGTAGTTAATAACACTATAGACCACACCCCTGCTCCGAGTAAAGATATTGCTGCAATAATTATTCCTGTTAATATTGAGTTACTAAATGTCGTACTAATAATCATATTCGTCTAAAATGTCTAAAGCATTATTCAATGCTTGCTGTGCAGCCCATCGCTCTTTACGATCCCATTCGGGATACCATGATTTACTATCTATACTATTTTTGATTTTCATGAGGCGAGCCGTCATGTCTACCTTTTTAAGTCTTCCGTTCATATACTCAGGATAGCGATGGAATTTAGGTTCGGATGTCACTGTAGCCTTACATTATATTATACCATCTATTTAATAAAAAAGGGGAACCTTTCGGATCCCCTTAGTGTTTATATCGTGACCGTGTATCACATTAGGTTTGCAACACGTACACGTCTGTAGTACTGGTTAAGTCCCTGTCCTAGTGCTTCTGCATCAGGAGTTCCGTTGCTTTGTACAACGAATGGGTTAGCAACCATACCGTATCTAGTCTTGAATCCAATCTTGGGTTGGAACGTCGCTGGATCGACACTTCTTAACATCTGGAGAGGAACGTAAGGACAATAGAATAGTCCAGCGTCATAAGGGGAAGAACCCTTATATCCTACAACATAGTAGTGAGTGTTGGAAACGTTAGCAGAATAAGGATCAACATAGACCTTAATGCGTCCGTTCATTGTACCTACAAGTAGGTTTCCAGTGTCATCAACTTCACCGATGGAAGGTCCACCAGCACCTTGAAGTCCTGAAGAGTAGTCTAGAGTACCAGACATAGCGAGAGCACTAGCAACATCAGCAGATGTGATGATGAAGTTACCCTTCCCACGACGAGTTTGCTGCGCGATAGCGTTAGCATCTCTTTCGATCTGGAACATAAGTCCCTTGAATTTCTCAACCGACCATCTTCCGTTGGAGTCAACGTCTAGGTCAAATACGCCAGCGTTAGCAACGTTGTTCTGAGCACCAGATTTAGCAACGAAATAAACTGTACGTACAACCTCACGGTTGATTTCTGCAAGGATCTCACTAGACAATAGGTTAGCGAGTTCTTGCTCTGCATCAAGACCATGAATTGCTTTCAAGTCCTGTGAGAGTTCTAGTGTGTACTCAGCTTTCAACGCCCGTGTCTTTGCAGTAACGGATGTCTTCTCGATGCTGAATGACATTTCGTTGAACAGGGTTGAACCTGCACCTAATGTCTCAGCGTTTTCACGAGCAATCGCTGTTGTACCGCGCTCATAGTTTGCAGCAGTAACACCGCCACCAGTTGCGTCGTTAAGAAGACCTGGGTTAGCGTCTGTTGTACCACCGTCACCTAGAGGCTTGGTGTCGTCTGTACCAAGAGGTGTGTTATCGTAAGCACCAGGACCAGCAGAACTTGCAGAGAAGTTTGAATCTGGTTCGTTGTAGAGTGCTTCGCGACCAGCACGTAGTGCTGCACTGTCGTCTTGATAATGACTCTTCATTGCAAAGATAAGTCCTGTAGGACCACTCATTGGCTGAACGCCGCAGATATCGTATGCAACAAGGTTAGGCATGGCACGACGGATCAAGCTGATCATCACTGGGTCGAAACCAGCAAGTCCACCTGTCTTAGTCGTTAAACCACTACCTGAAAGTCCGTCACCACCGATAGCACCAACGGTGTTACCAGCTTCGTTTAACATTCCACGCTCTTCGCGTAGAGTTTTTTCTGTGTTTTCTAACAGTACCGCGGTAACAGCCTTTCTATAATTGTCCTTGATGGAGCCAGCTCCCTCATGACTTAGAACAGGTGACCACTTTTCTGTTAGTGCTTTAGCATTAAACATTTTTCTAACTTAAAAAAGGGTAGATAATTTAGTTGTCGTTCCAGCGAGAGATTGCGTCAACATATGAAGCCATTACTGGATTTATATTTTGATCAACGCCTTCTACTGGAGTTTCATCAGCAACCTCACTTGGGGTTACGTTTGCTTCTTTAGTGAAGTAGCTCTCCTTGATGGTCTTAACCTTCTTAGAGAAATCTTCTTCAGAAACGAACTCGATTCCCTCAGCGAGAGCCGCGAGTTTGTCCTTCTGTGTATCTGCGAGTCCTTCTGAAACATTCTTCAGAACAACTACCTTAGCAGATTCATTAAGGCGATTTTGTAATTTCACATTAGACTTGACCTGTTCGTCAAGGCGTGTTTCCATCTCATGTACTTTCTTGAGACTATCTTCTACCATATCCACTTTATCATCGGGTATGGAGATGTAGTGCTCTTCAAAGAGATTCTTCAGACCTGCAATGAAGTCTTCTGTAATCTCATTTCTGATTCCGCGATCAACAGCTACTTGATTTTCTTCAAGCCATTGACTTACGGCGTAATTCACTGTGCCGTTTACTTCTTCAGACATTGAAGATTTGTGTTCTGCAATCTTCTGGTCTGTTTCTTCAGCAAAGTGTTTTACAAGCTTGTTATACTCCTCTGTGAGTTTTGCTTTGAGAGCAGCTTCAAAGATTGTCTTTGTCTTCTCTGCAAACTCAGGAGTCATGTCTGTTCCCTCTAGAAGGGCATTAACGTCATCAGCAACGTCAACTTTAAATCCTGCATGAATAGGATATTTAACGGCAGAACCAACACCAGTTCCGTATGCTAC